TTGTAGTATCGGTATTAAATCTTCTTTATATCTTTCCATCAAACTATCCATACTTATGTTGCTATTCTTGCATGAATAAGTTTTTACTCCGTCATTAAACTTAAGTATTCCATATCTATTTACTTGCTGCCATGAAGTTGAATCAGCGGAGGTACAAAATTGTAAATTCTTAAGTAGTTTCATTTCGGTACAACCAAGTAAGTGGATATCAATTTGAGGTTTTTTATTCTTGATATAATTAGCCAAATGCTCAGTATAATTCTTTTTACCAAGTGATCTTAATTCTGGAACTGAAATCGCAATGTAATCAGAAAACTCAATCATTTCATCAAGACCTCGCTGGCCATCGTCGATGTGAAATGTATTTATTATTCTATTGTTTGGAAGATCATCCTTCATTCGTTTTCTAAACTCCCAAGCCTTATCCACTCCAAGAATTTTTTGACAATCTACCTCAACGCAGGTTCCTTTGAAATGATTTTCTTTAACGAACTCTACCAAAAGTTCATACCATCTTTCAACAAATGCTTCATCACGCTTTCCTGAATGGGCTCCAAACATTAAAGTAAATAACCCTGAGTCCATTATAACATGTCTGTAATTCTTTTGAAGATAGTCAACCGTTGGTATTTTAGTTGTGGCTTGAATCATAGCCTTTATTCCAACCTTGCGTGCAATGAATGGAAAGACGGTAAAAAGAGCGTACTGCGCGCCAGATAATTCATGTAGTACAGATGCAAAATCTTCGTTTTCTAATCCTGCAAAATGTACTTTAATATTTGACTGATTAGGAACTATCATATTTCTACTCTGGCTCCTCCAGTTTCTTCTTCCCAAACTTCACACCAAATCATTTGCTCAGGCTGCGCATATTCCAATATCTCCTCAGCGATCATTTCACATGACATTGCGCCAAATTGACAAGGATACCCAAAGGATTCAGTTAAGTATTGTTTAATGTATTCTCTTTCGATAAATATTTCTTTTTCCCTATTTGAATCTTCTACTTCGTAGCCAGCTTTTACTTTAAACGTATGACGATGGCTATCTGATAAAAACTTTACTTCTTCCGGAGCATTTGGGTAATGATGGAAACCTTCTATTTCGAATTGGATAATAACTTGTTTTTTCATTATATTATTTTTTATAAAATTAAGCATTATTCAATAAATCCAAAACTATTTTTTCTTTTGATCCAGAATGCTTTTTAAATAATTCAATCACATCATTATAATCTTCCTCCGTATATTCTAAAACTATTTTAAACTTCTGCTCCTGATCTTCAGAGCCGTTATCTTCGTTAAAGAACTCATCTAAATTTACGTCATTATAAACCGGAAGGCTTAATCCCCACTCATCCAGCTTATCAACGTCCCATTCGTTGGCTAACATATCCCAATCCCATTCTCCGAAGCCTACGTTGTCCTTAACTATAAACTCTTGCTTTTGTTCTTCAGTTAGGTTTTCTGCTTTTACTATATAAACTTCTTTTAATCCAGCTTCTTTGCAGGCTTTTAAGCGCATGTTACCGCCTAAGACAATGTTATTCTCATCAACTACAATTGGGCGAAGCTCAAGCATCTGAGGGAACTCCTGAATTGACTTAACTAACTTTCTGAATTTATCGTCTTTTATTAGTCGTGGGTTCTGTGCGTTGTTTTTTACCTCGCTAATTTTTACTTTTTCTACTTTCATAAAGGGAATTTATGTGAATCAATGTTTTTATATGTTTTCTTTGTTCCTCCGCGTTCTGATCTTTCCGCTTCAAAAACTAATATCCGGCCTCCAGTTGGCTTAACTGGCGCGCCTCTTTCAACGTGCCAGCCTTTGGATCCATCTCCGTACTCTTCTTTATAAGTTCCGGTAAGCATCATGTGGATCTGTTTTTGTTCGTGTACATATCCAATTTGTGCATGATGTCTAATTGTATCTCTGGCATCATTACGCGCTGCATTTTCGTGAATATGGCCCATCGTAAACACATCAAAATCTTCGTACATCTCCAAAGCTCTGGTTAAATTCAAAGCTCCCTTTGTGACTATCCCGCCGCCTCCTGAGCCGTGAAAGTATTTGATTCTGTATGAGGCTTCTACGTTAGTGTCATATTTCTGACGAATAATAAGCCAGCCTCCATAACCTCCAGTCATTACTTGGCTTCCACACTTATAGTTTAGAAGATCAACAAACCTTTGAAGTAAATCAGTTTCTTGCCATTTAATTACAGACGTCTCGTGGTTTCCGTATCCGATCACTGTAAGAATATCAGCGTAAGGGCTAAACCATTCAACGGCAGTTTCTACAATTGAATCCAAGTATTTAGCATTGTTATGCTCTGGCCTAATGTCGGATTTATTCCCCCTTCTATCGCCTTTTCCCTGCATAAGACAGAAAAAGTCACCATTAACCATAACGGGAATGTTATTCGTCTTGCAGTAGTCAAGATCTCGTTTGAGTAAATCCCAATCACATTTAGGGTTATCCCAGTGCAAATCGGAAAGCATTGCTATCTGTACGCGCTTTCCTGTAAACTGGATCTCGTGTATATTTTTGGCGTGTTTCTTTACTATCATGCTTCGTATGAGCTATAAACCTTCTGTAGGTCTTTTATGATTTGAATCCAGCAACTTGCGCAAGTGCTTGGCTCTTTACGTCGGTTGAATACTCTGGCATAAATCATTAATAACTGACGTTGCTCCGTAGGGCTTACTGAAGTTTTAGTCATTAAATTAATCTCTGTAAGGTAATTGTATTCGTCTTCCTGCAGGCATTGCGCTCCATAAGGGAATAACTTGTTTAAAGTTTCCTTTCGCTCATTGCATCCGCAGTCATCTCCTGCTATAAATTCAACCAGCTTCTTGATACCAGTTGCCTCAGTAATTTGTTCAATGGTATCTCCTAATCCTTTTGCTTTTCTTGGTCTTGCCATTTGTTATTTTTTAAAGTGTTCTTTACTTAACTCCTGTAAATCATTACGGAGCATTTCATTTTCTTTTTTTAATCGTTTACATTCTCTTTCCATACGGATGTATTCCCTAAAGTTTTCTTTTGAGCGTTCCTGACGTAACTCAAGTTCTCGCTCTACTAATTCGAGTATATTTCTAAACATCATATTAATTCAAAATCTTGGTTTATATAATCCTGCCAATCTTCCCCAATGGCTTCATTCAATCTTTCCTTGCATTTGTTTATAGTTCGCCAGATTGATCTTAATCCTATGCCAACTTCTGCCTCAATTTTACGCATGCTAAATCCAGAATTGCGATATAAAATAAATAACTGCCGATCATATTCGTCCCACTTTTGCATTTCAGCTTTTATTTTTAATTCGATACGTTCCAAAGCATCCAATCTTTCCGTGTTTTCCTGCGTTCTAACGACGTTTTGTACTGCTTCGTATGGAATTAACTGCGCAGCCTCTTTTTTGTTGATTGTGAAGAACATATTGCGAAGCGTTACCCACATCAAAGCTCGGTTAATTTCTCCGTTTTCAAAGTATTTATCTGGATCTCCAATCTTCATAAGCTTTATGTAACATTCCTGTACAATATCCTCAGGATTATCGGTACCGAATAAACGAACAATGGCCACCCATTCCTTATGATGAGCGGCCAATGCAGTAATCCAATGTTTGTTTCTTAATTCCAATCTACTTCAAAGATAATATTGAATAGCATAATCCCTATGCCTCCTGTTGAAATTAATAAGCCAAAACCCCACTGTTTGTCAATATGAATTTTGGCTCTGATCCGGCTAAATATTCGTTTCATAAGTCGAAAGTATTTGTTTGTACTGCTTAATTCTATCAATGCCTCTGTTAATTGTATTTATTCTGTTATGCCATCTTTGGTAAAGCTCCGACATGAGGCCCATTTGTTGTAAAGCATTAATTGAAAAAAGTACCATCTCTTTACGTTTTTGCATTCCAGATAGCAAATGATCAGCGTCTTCAATAAACCCAATTACGTTGATATATTCTTTTCCGTGTTTGTGTTCAGTTCTGGCTATCATCTCATCCAGCTCAATAATTTGACCTTTGCCATTACATTCATCGCATTGCAGTTCTCTGAAGTCCTGAGCGTATGGTTCATAGTTTCCAGTCGTTTCTTCTGTTATGTACCCGTTACCTTCACAGCAGGTACATTGTAAATAATTAATTGCAATCATTGTTTTATGTTTTAGTGTTGGCCAAATATAATAATAATTTTAATTATAACACATTTTTTAAATAATTTGCCAGTTTCTGTAAAGTTGTAGCCGAAAGGTTTTTTCCTCTGAGAAACAAGAATAAATTTGATTGATACATTTTAGCTTCTACACTAAATGCAGTTAATGTTTTTCCGCTTTTTTCTAAGTGCTGGATCAAAGCGGCCCGAACTATCTCGGTACCGCTTGCGATTGTTTCTAATTGTTTTCTGCTCATCTTAAAAAGGTAGATCGTCGTCAATACTATCTCCAATTGGTCTACGTTCCTCAGTAGGAGCTACATACGGCTCAGAGAATGAAGCTGAAAAGAATTTACCAGTTTTTCCTTCTTTGATCCACAAAGCTACTTCCATCTCTTTGCCGTTTACATTTACCTTCCCTCTGTAATCTGGGTGGTTTGCGCTCACTTTTTTATCGTTCTTAAAGATTGCGCCTGAATTTAACTTGTTTTCCATTTTATTTACTTTTTATTATTTCTTTAATTAATCTAACTGCTCCTGCCCACACAACCAATACAACCGGTATTGCAATTGCGCAAATTATAATGTACTTCATTACTTGATACCAATTATTGCGTTAGAACCACCTCCTACTGAAGTAGTAGGAAGTTTACCATTCCATCGGTTTACTTTATTGTATTCCAGAATTAAAGGTGTAATTGACTCATTAAGCATTCGGTTTGCTTCAGCTTGACCTTTTGCACTAATTACTGCAGCTTCTGCGCTTGCTTTTGCGTTGATTAGTTTTGCTTCTGCGTTGGCTCTGGCTCTTTCAAGTTTGGTTTGAGCATCAAGTTTTGCGCTTTCGTAGTCGGCTTTAGATTGTTCAATCTTTACTTTTTTAGTTGATTCGGCTTTTAATAGTTCTCCTTTACCTTCGCTCTCGCGGTCTAATCGGTTTTGCTCTCTTTCATATCCTCTGCATGAGATTAAAGAAAAGGCCAGTGTAGCCATAATTGTAAATGTTACTTTTTTCATTTGTTATAAATTATAGATTAAATTGATTACTAAAATAATTGCGATCACTGTTACCAGTATCATCGTTGCTATTGCTGAGCAGTATTCGTTGCGCTCTTTTTGGTTGTGGCTCATAGGTCGAATGTTATGTCGTTATCGTTCATTGCTTCACGCAGCATATCACGGCACTTGTTGTACACTTCAACCTCGCAGTCGGTAGCCTCTCGGTTTCCGATGTATCCGTGTTTCACTATGCCTCTGAGTTCTTGGTCAAGTTTCCACAATGCACCCTGCCATCGCTCAGCTTTTAACGCTTGGATTGCTTCCTGCTCGTTGTCGTATTCTATTGTTACTTTCATCTTATTCTGATTTATTTAGTTCGTGTTTTACTTGCTTCTCGGTAGCCGTTGCTAAATCCTTTTATTTCTATCAACTGAATTTCTTTACGGATGCGCTCAAGGTACAACGTGAAATCCATAGCCTCCTCCTGAGCGTGATTAATCCAATCATAGATAGTCAGGTCTTCTCGGTCTAATGTAGTTCCGTATTTTCGTATGCCTGTTGCTGAGCGTTCTGCATACTTCGCCATTACGCTTAAAACTATTTGGTCTTTTACTTCTTGCTCCATTATTTCATAAGTTCGTTATAGTATTCTCTGGCTATCTGGATCTTTTCCTTTACCGTACTAATTACATGATCATCGTAATCAATCTCAAAAACCTTTACTCTTTCGTTTTTTGGTATGTGATCAAAATTATGCTGGGCTTCTACATAATCGCGAACCTCTTGGCTTTCTCCAATTAGGTTTTGCTTCCAGTGTTCCCTGCGGATCTCATCCTCCAGAATTAAGTAAGGTGTATTGATTAGGCAGTAAGTTACTTTGGCTTTTTTACGGCCAGTGAGCCACATATAAGCCTGCATTTGCCAGTAGTAATCTTTAGTCGGTAATTCAGATTCAAACCATGGAAACGTATTCGCGTTCCAGCTTACTTTTGTATCAATAATTAAATCTTTTGCAATTACGTCCGGAGTACCTTTGACAAAGTCGTTAGTAAACTTATCTTCGTTTTTATGCAGGAATCCAAGATCCAAAACTTCAGAGACTAACTGAATAGCCTCGTCTTCTGTTTGGTGGCCTTTATCCGTGTATCTTGAATTAAATTCTTTATATATGCCGTATTTGTCCTGTAATACAACTTCTTGAATATAACTCTTTGCGGTTTGTGAAAGTACCTCCCCAGCTTTACGCGAGGAGGTCATTATCTTTCCTAAGGAGCTTGCTCTTACTTTCATTAGTATCTAAGGCTAATTTTGTTACGACTTTTGTAATTGTAGATATCTTCAATCAGCGTTTTATACTGCTCTCTATTAGCGCAATCAACTAACGCAGTCGGCTGGATTCTTAGCTTGTGCATGAACTCATTGAAATCAAATAATTCGTGTTTAAATAGCATCGCCATAGTTCCAACAAATCCGGATCTATTATATCCAAGATAGTAGGTTTTAATCATTCTAATCTTGTTTGCCCAATCCTGAGCAATATCTAAATCTTTACATTTCCATTGTCCGTTTTCAAATGGCTTCTGTCCGTTGCTTGTAGAACCGCTATTTACTGAATTGTTTGAGCATAAAGCAATACAATCATTTAATCCGAAATCATCGTTTTTATCGTAAAATGACTTGATCATCATGTAATCTTTTAAGCCCATGTTTGCGTATCCTTCCATAAAATCCCTTTTAGTCCAGTTCTTTTGGTTTAGGTTTAGCGTATGAACGTCCTCCAGATTGTAGCCTTTTACAATAATGTAGTAAACAAATGAGCCGGTTTCTTTAGCTGCCATCAATCGGTGCTGACCATCAATTACTTCCATGTTTTCGTTTACCAAAATCGGATTGCACTTCATACCATAAGCTCGGATTGAATCCGCTAAGCGGCTAACGTGCATTAAGTTCGGTACTCGGTTACCTTCAATTGTTTTAAAGATCGACAAATCAAACGTTTTATAAACTTTGTTTGCTTCTGTTTGCACTTGACTACTCTTATTCGTCATTGGTGCGGTTTGCATGTTAAACATATACATTAAATTAAACTGTTACTAATTAAACTTCAAAGAGCGTTGATTATATCTAATTGGCCTTCTGTAAGCGCAAATGATGCCTGTAATTTATCTTTGGTATATTCTCCTTTTGCTATGGCAGTTACTGCAGCCTGAAAGCGTTTCTGATCAATCTCAGGTAGTTTCTTTTCTTTCTTTACCTGCTCTCCTGCTGCATCGGTATCTTTATCCGTAACAAGGCCCAAAGCCGAACTCAAAGCATAGCGACGATAGTAGGTTACACCTGATCCGAAGCTCTGATAATCATTCATACCTTTAAGCGTTACGGAAGGAATTTCAATACGGCTTTCCATTGTCTCGCCAGATTCAACGTGATAAATTAAGGTATCCAAATAATTAGCTCCGTCTTTTGAGTTTAGCAATTGAGTAAAGCCTAATCCGTGTTTAGATAAAAGCGGATTGATCTTGTCAAAGATTGCAGGAAGATCAGCATACGAATAGCCAAACCCTTGCGTACCTTTAAAAATTACCGGTACCTCTTGCTGGAATGCTGCCAGCGACTTAAATAGATGTTTCATTGTTTTTTGTTTTTTGTGTTATTACTTGTATTAATTCTTTTTCTATTAGTTCTGTTCTTTCTTGTCTGGCTTGCATTACATACTTGATAATAATTGGCAAATCATTATAAAAAGTTTCGCAGTCAATAATTATGGTTCTGTTTTCAGATACTAAATGCAGTTCTCCATTTTCTTGAAATATGGTATGCGTTTCAGGTAAAAAAGTATATTCCATAGCTTATATGTTTGAATACGCTTCTTCGTAAGTATCAAAAAAACTTTCATCTCCAGTTTCAAAATCGTAGGTAATATACTCTACATCTTGACCAAAGCATGAAGCAATTTGTACTCCGTTTTCTAATGCGATATAAACATATCCGGACATTTGGTTAAATCCGCACTCCATGATATCTTCGCCATGAGCGTAAGTTTTGTAAGCTCGTTGCACTAAGATCCAGCTTTCTAAATCTGATCCTCTTAATTGTTGAATTAAATCTTTTGTTTCCATTTGCATATGTTTTAGTTGTTATTATTGAACAAATATAATATATATTTTTAATATAAAAAGCATCCAAAGAAAAAAAATTAACTTTTTTCTAAATCTTTTATTTTCTGCTTGTAGTTTTGGATCAGTTCACTCAGTTCTTCTTTACCCCAACGCTTCTCTAAATGCGCTCGGCCTTGTAATTCAATTAACTTTTCAGCTCCAATACGTCTTTCAATACCAATCTGGTAGTTAAGTAAATTGCCAGACAAATAAGTATTGCAATGTTCGCACTGCAGGTGGCAATTATCTTCATCAAACCTTACATTCGAGTGTCCTCCTTGACTATAATAATGCCCGCAATTTTCCTTTTTAGCAGGTTTATCGCAGCTTATGCAATTTAATCCATGATCCCTTAGTCGAATGTATTTATTAAAAACCATTTGCGCAGCTTTTAAAACGTCTTGAGTGGTTTCAATATCAGCCTGCATTTTCTTTTTCGTCTTTTTCCAGTTCTGATCTTTTGCATCAGCTACCCATGCTTTTACGCATTCCGGATCTAAACAAAACTTTTGATTCCAACGGATCTTAGTAAATACTTGTTTGCAATTCTTACAACGCACAATCCTTATATTTTAATTCGTCTTTTAATTGCTTAGCCTGCTCCAATAGCATGATATTTCTGCGTGCCAGCTCTGAGTTTTCTCTGCTCAATGCAATAATGTGATCAGACAACTGCGTAAAGCTATCGTAAGCCTCCAGAAGTTCCTGCTCTGATTGTCTGGCTCCGTTGATATAATCCAATGCAGTAGGCCTTTCCTTTTCAATCTTCTCGCGGCCAAACTTAATGCGCTGGTAAATGCTCCAGATGTTTGCTTTTGTCTTTATTATTCTTAGTGAAATATCCATTTTAAAAAGGTGTTTGGTTTGACATTCTGCGAAGTTTCTCGCTGCTCGATAAAATTTCTCCGTCTTTTGGTAATTGCATTTTTGCCTGCTGAGGCGGTTTGGCTCTAAAGTTTTTGAGCGGATCAACTCCGTTAATTTCAAAACCAATTCCAGAGTTAAAATTACAAATAACTGGCTCATTCAATAACGTGTGCTTTCCTCCGGTCTCCGTATCCTTGACTTTTTCGACATTAATCCATGTGGAATACTTCCATTCTGGGTGTTTAATCAATCGGTGTATGACAAACATATCATCGCAGCGATTCAAAAATGCTTTTCCTCCTTCAATGTGGTCCTTTAATGGTGGCTTTAAATGTCCTTTCCATTCTCCGTCTTGATATAAATTTGCGTTCCTTCCAGATTCCGTGTTTGGATGCGTATTTATATAAATAGTTTTTCCAGTGCTATTTACGAACTGGCGCGCAGCATTCATAAAGTTATAATTACCCTCAAAACTCATTTGACGATCCAGCCCAGTAAATGGATCAATAAGGCAAACATCAGCCTCAGATTCTACAAACAAATCAAATAACGCTTCCGGTTTATATAGCTTTGAATTATCTACAAATGTAAAAAACTGCTCCAGATAGCCTGTGTATCTGTGGATCTCATCGTAACTTAATTTTTTAAATGGCCTGCCTGCATACATTTGAACCATGTCGCGCAGGATCTGGCCCTTTTGGTTTTCTCCGGACCATAAACAGAATGTTAATCCGTGTTGCAGTGCAAGGTTTAAAAAGTACCAATTAATCCAGTAAGTTTTACCTACGTTATCATGGCCCAGAATTATATTTACTTGCTTAGGTTTAAACTTTAAATGCTCATCAATAAAGCAGCCAATTCCTAAACCTTGTTTAATATTGCCGTCTTTATAGTCAAGCAGGTACTGCAGGGAATCCCCTTTATTTTTTAGCATAACGTTTTAGTATTTGAAGTTCCTTTGGTTCAGTGTCGTCGCTAAAATTACCAAACTTATTTTTATTCTTATCCCAGTTGATTAATCTTCTTTCTACTCCAAAAGCCTTTTCTTTTTCAAACCTCATCTTACGATCACTCTCTCCATGTTCAGTCCAGTAAGCATAAAACTCATTTAGCATTTGCTTTCCGTAAAGATCTAAATAAGGTTGAAGTGAAGCAGCAAACTCTTGTTTGCGTATAACTATATTCTTATTGTTATTCTTATTATTATTCTTATTAGCTTCAACTTCGCTTTCGTTTCGCTTCTGTTTTGCTTCTGTTTCGCTTTTTTCCCGCTTTACTTTTGGTTTGCTTCCGTTTTCGTAACGCTTTAAATTGGCTTCAATTTGAGGTTTAATTAAGGTAAAAATAGTTTTACTAATTCCTTGTAAATCAACTTCAACTCCGTTTAATCCAAGCTCATAAACTGCGCTCCAGATATCGGCTTGGTTTTCCTTTGGCAGCTCTTTAATAGCTTCATAAAAGCTGCGGTAAATAATCATTGTATCTCTCATGGTATAAAAAAACCCCCATAACTCCACTGGATCTCACTTCAGTTTCATTATGAGGGTCAATAATGTTGTTAAGTTCTATAGTGTGAGATCGAACCATACGCCAAATATAATAATTATTCCAATAGCTTTTCGAAAATAAAATTTTCTTTTACCCAAACTCTGAAGGCTCTTTGAATATCCACCTGCTGGTTCATAGCCTCCTCAACTGCCGTATCAATAATCAGGCGGTCCGTCTTTCTGATCTCCTCCAGAAACATATTTGCCTTTCGTTTGATGTTATGCTTAAAGATATTGGCATCATTAAGATCCTCAATGTAATCTCCCAGCACTGGAAGTATTGCAGTTAATACAATTAGTTTTTCTAAGTTGCGTTTTACTGCTTCTGTGTACTCTTGTTTTTCCATGTTTTTATAATTTTTCTATTTCTTTTTTAACTTCATTCCAGTATAAACCTTCGGATCTAAAAGCGTGTCCGGCTCTATCGCTTAAAAATTGAATTTCTTTTATTATTCTTTCTTCAAATTTTATCATCTCATCAATTGCAATCAACGCAATTTGGATTCCGTTTTCTTCGCATGAAGATATACCATCGTAAGCATATCCTGTAAATTTATCAACTAATTCTTTTGCTTTTTCTTTTGGTGTCATATTCTTGATTTTACTAATTGATATTTTACTCCGTCTTTTTCTATTGTTTCAACTGGCCTTTTAAACTTGAAATCCTGCCGGCCTACTATAACATAACTCTGCGCTCCATACATTGCAGTACGATCCACTTCCTGCTTTCCAGATAGTAATTCCTCTCTTAATTCCTGAAGCATCTTATCTAAACATTGTTCATTGTAATACTCAAAAACTATTTGCACTCTTTTGGTTTCGTACTTCACAGTTTCCGCGTAGTTGTATCGGTATTTATCTCTGAAGCTCATTTGCCAAATTTTTCATTGTAAACTCTTTGCGCATACTTTCCATAACTATCTCTTAATTCGTATTTTGTTACCATATGCGTTTGCGGATCTATAATCTGGTGATCAACAACAGGACGCCTTACCGTACTAACAAGCCAAAACAAAAAGCAGGCTCCTAATAAAAATAAACCAGCGTAACCAAAAAAAGCCTGATCCTCAGAATCGAGCTGCTTAAATTCGTTATATATTTTCTTCATGATCTAAAATTTTATCTAATAAACTTGAAACTGCTGCCCATTGCGTACCTGAATGCTTTGCGCCATTATCTTCTGGCCCAAATGCTTGGCGAAGTTCTAAATACTCCTGCCACATCTCGCGTTCTTGATTGCGAATAAAATCTAAAAGTTCTTCCTTTGACATAATGTTTGTTTTAAATGTTTGAACAAATTTAATATTATTTTTTAATATAAAACGAAATAAATAAAAAAAAGTTCCAAAAATAAAAAAAAGGGCTACCGCTTTCATCTGGCAACCCTTCTTAATAACACTAAAACAATTATTATGCTCTACAAAGATATGTAAATTTTTTACTTTGCAATCTCAAAGTGCATCCAATCGTAATTTTTTTCTTTACCCAAAGATATGAATCCGTGTTTATAAAAGATCTCAATCATTGCTGCATATTCAGATCTGGCGAATCTTGCAGTCTTAGAAGTTTCCTTTAAAGTATTACGGGCCGGATCCAAATCAATAGCAATTCCCCACGCATGTTTTGACCATGAAGTGCCTCCACGCATTTTGCGAAAATTAAAACATCCTCCGTAAAGATCAATTCCCAACTCAACTATACGTTCATACCCGTACACCTCTAAAAGTTCGTTAAACACCTTTAAAAAGGCATCAGCTACGTCCTTGTGGCAACGCATGCGAGTTACTTTTGTATTTATGTCCCAAGCTATGCGCATTGGGTAAGGTAGGTTAATGGTTTTTAGATACGTTCCCTTTTCATTTGGTTGTCCGTATTTCTGTAAGGCTTGAGCGGTTGTTATCATAAGTAGTTATTAAAGGTACAAAAGTCCAGTTTTTTGTCCGTTTTACTGGACATTATTCAATCCTAAGTATCGGCTGATCTTAAACATTAAGATGATCAGGAATAACAGAAACAAACTAACGGCAACAAACTTCATTGAATCCGTAAAAGTTTTATCCTGCTTTACCTTTTGTTGCTTTAAATCTGTTTTAAGCTGCGTTTTATTCGTTTTAAGGGCATATCTCAGCGAATCTGAGTAAATCCTTCTCATGTAGTTTAAACTATCGTTAAAACGCTTTAAATCGAATCTTTGAATTAATCGTGTCTTTGGTATGTATTCCTTTTGAATCTGGATCACTGTATCTTTTGTCGTTACGAACTTTTCCCATACTATGGAATCATGCATAATTACCGGAAAGGAATCTATAGTTTGAATACGAATTGTATCAGCGAACCCCTCCACGCGATAACCTTTCTTTATCGCCTTGTTTAAATGGTAGTTAGCCGAGCAGCCTGTCGCAAAAATCGCCAATATTAGCGACAAAATCAGGTTATAGGTTGATAAACGTTTCATATTTTTAAGGTTATAGGCTTAAATTTTAGGATCCTTAATTGATTTGCTCCAGACAGTAAGGCCCAGAGCAGTTGCTGAATAAGTTAACAGGCCTACAAAAACAAACTCGTGAACCTTAAACGCACGAAAAAGCGGAAGGATTGCATAGCCTAAAGCAGCCCAGAACGCCGTAAACGCTCCGATCCTTTTCATGGACCATTTGCCGTTAGGCCTTAGCGTTTCGTTTATTAGTTCTTTTATCATTTGGAAGGATTGCGTAAATACGCTCAGGAAGATCAATTCGTGTTTTGCTGGCTTGCCTAAAACTTTGTTCCTTATAACAATCGTAAAGGGCAGTTTCAACTTTATTCAACCGGCTATCCGTATGCCAAAGCCATAAAGCCAAAACTCCGGTAACTCCGTATTTTTTGATCAGCGTAACAAACTCCGTCATTTGAATTGGTTTATGATATGCCACGTTAGATAAAAGCCATAGGTAGCCGCTAAGAGTATGTGATAGACGTGCTCTGCTTCAAATATAAGACCGATGCAAGCAGCATAGCCGCAAATGAAGTACATCGAACCTATTGCGTCTTTATGCCTCATCTCCTAACATTGGTTCGTATGGAAATTCCTCA